ACCAACATGGTATAGAATTCCGTGTGATTATGGATGGCAATATCAAATTAGAATATATCTTACACCCAAACAGTTAACCTATTATAGACTTAAATTTGATTGATGAACCGTCATTTTTGTTTGGAAAACCAATATCATTTTATGTAAAATGGAGTGGTACTTTTTTCGCATTATTAACGGTATATTTGACAAGCCATGACATTGTACCTCTTAACAAGTATATAGGTACATTTACTGCTGTACTTTGGTTATGGTTAGGTGTATTATGGAAACAACCTAGTATGTGGATTTTGAATATTATTATGGTAGCACTTTATATAAAAGGAATTTTAGGAATATGAATATTGAACAAGTTATAGTTGCAAATGCATCATCTTTATTTTTAATAGGTATCACATATCATCTTACTGGATGGAACAACATTCGTGAGTGTTACAAAATGTGGTTTACTAAAGAATACTGGGATCATTCATATAATATAGTAGAGGCTTTAAGTTGGTTAGCAAAAGCACTTATTATTATTCCTGGATTGATATTTGGTATTCAAATTTGGCAATTGTATTTTTTAACACTAGCAACAAGTTTAACATTGATTTGGGCTAGCAACAAAAAACTACTCCCTACATTAGTAGCATTCAATACAATGTGGGCATGGCTAAGTCTAATGGTAATTGCACAGAGGGTAGTATGAACATTTTAGTAACAGGTGGATTAGGACTGATTGGTCACAATGTAGTTAAACGTCTACAGGATCAAGGTCATATTGTTTCTATTATAGATACAAAAACAAACTATGGAATAATTCCGCAAGAAGAAATTGACTATCTAATGTATCATCGTTTGAAAAAGATAGATGAATATAAATGTGCAGTTTATAAAAAAGATATTTCAGATAAGGGTGATGTTGAAGCTATATTTCAGATTGAAGAACCTGAGATTGTAATTCACATGGCTAGTTTTCCTAGACAGAAAGTTGTAAATGCGAACCCAGCGTTGGGTAGTCGTACTATGAGTGAGGGTTTACTCAATTTATTGGAAACCAGCGATAAATATGAAGTAAGGAAGTTTATCTATATCAGTAGTTCAATGGTATATGGAGATTTTACTGATGATGTTACAGAAGATGCCATCTGTAACCCTCAAGGTCAATATGGTATTATGAAATTAGCAGGAGAATGGCTTGTTAGAGATTATAGTCGTAGAACTAACCTTGTGCATACTATCATTCGTCCTAGTGCTGTTTATGGACCTCTGGATGTGGAAGATAGAGTGATAAGTAAATTTTTGATTACCGCAATGCGCGGAGAAACTATCAAAGTTAACGGAGAAACAGAAACACTGGATTTTACGTATGTAGATGATGCCGCAGATGGCATTGTGTCCGCCTCACTGAGTGATAATACAGAAAACAAAACATATAATATAACAAAAAGTCACAGTGTCACCCTATTAGAAGCCGCACGTATGGCATTGGAATTAGTAGGGGGCGGGAGTTTATTAGTGGGGGACAAAGACCCGGACTTTCCTAGCAGGGGAAGATTGAATATTGATGCAGCCAGACGTGATTTTGGATTTGACCCTAAAGTTGACGTAGCTGAGGGTTTTAAAATTTACTATAATTGGTTAAAGTCATCTTCATATTTTAATAAATAGTAGTATGTTTATATTATCAATTTTACCGGAATGGGTCTTTCATGCAATAACAATTGCAGGTATACTGGGAACAGTAGTAGGATTTGTTCTAGGTATGATCCCAGTAATCAAAACATACATCATTCCTATTCGTGTCATTAGCATTCTATTATTATCTTTTGGATTATTCTTAGAGGGCGGATTAGCAGACTATAAAGCATGGGAACTTAGAGTAAAAGAAGTTGAAGCTAAACTAGCAGAAGCAGAATTAAAAAGTGCCAAAGAGAATACAAAAATTGTCACCAAAGTAATTACAAAAACTCAGATTGTAAAAACTAGAGGTCAAGATATTGTAAGATATGTTGACCGTGAAATTGTCAAATATGATGAGAAGTTTGCTAAAGGTGGGATTTGTGAAATCCCTAAAGAGTTTATCAAAGCACACAATGATGCGGCAGAGGCAATAAAATGAGATTATTAAACATTCTATTATTGACAACCCTAGTTGGTTGTGCAACAGCAGTACCAGTAACTGCTAAATTCCCGGAAGTCCCAGAAAGATTATTAGTAAGATGTCCTCAATTAGAAAAATTAGGAAACGAAGCAAAGTTGTCCGACATAAGTAAGACAGTTACAATAAACTATACCACTTACTATGAATGTGCTGTTAAGCACGATGCATTCGTAGAGTGGTATAAGATTCAAAAAGAGATTTTTGATAAAGCTGGTAAGTAATTAATCAGCCTTATTCTTGCATTTCGCACGTTTGGCGTTGGTTAGTGCGCCATAATCAACTGGCCATTCTTTTCCCGGCTGCACTTCTGTAGCATTTTTAGGGAAAGCATAAGTTACCCCTGCTCGTTTCTGTATATCAGCAACTGACACACGGAACTTAGTCAAATCATTACCTAAGTTAACATATGGTTTAGTATGCGGGAACACCCATCCTGCAACTTGTCCTGTAGTTTGATTGATTACAATCTTGTAATAAGCATGCGGTACAATAACCCCTTTACCGATAGTCAAATCACCAGCGCCATACATAGCTCCAACGTATACTGTAAGAGGCTGGTTCAACTGCACAGCCCATCCCCTGACACTTGTTTCTAATAATTTCCAGATTCCACGGTTTAAACTGCCGTGCTGGGGATACATGTTTGTCATTAAAAAACTTTCGTACTCTACGATTTCACTCCAACTTAAGTCACCATCGGGAACTGCGTGACCTTTGTCGTATCCTGTACCAGCATAGTCATCAGGAACTGCACCACCTACGATACTCTTATCAGCGACAAATGCATTAGTACGTGGCCAGCAACCTATTGCATTCTTAGGTAATAATGTGTATGCAACATATGCGGGGATTTTAACTGGTGCATCGTATGCTACCAAATATGCTTCTCTACAAATAGGCAGTGCCTTACGTGCAGTTTGTGCAAATCCATATGGGCTATGAACTTGACAACTTTGTACGGGTAAGGGAGGTCTTTGCTCCCAAGAAAAAACACTTGTTGACACCAAAAGTAATACCAACGTCAAAAATTTACGCATATTTGTCTCCTAAATATACATATATTTATGTTACGTCCCAATAATTTTCTTTGCGATAAATATACTATAAGTGGGATAAAATAATGGCGATAACAACAGCAAATATTGATATTGGTGACTTACCGAACGACGGCACCGGTGATCCGTTACGTACCGCGTTTGAAAAGATTAATGAAAACTTTTTAGATTTAGTAGGTGCGTTACCGGAAGGTCCTAACGGCTCATTTCAATTTAATGATAATGGTAACAGTTTAGGTACTGCTAATTTTGTTTACGTTTCTAGTAATAATGTCATCCAATTAGGTTCAAATATTGCTCCTATATCTAATATTACAATCGGAACATCGTCAAATACTATTGCAGGGTTATATTTAGGAAATACTAGTTTAAAACTAGGAAATGTTTCAATAAACGAATCAAATAATACGATTAGTTTCCCTTTAACTGCTTTACCTTCAGTTAAAGCAAACATAGCAGTAAATAATTTAACTACTGACGGAAATGTAAATGTCGGTGATACATTAGTAGTAGGTGGAACAACAACCAGGACTGTTCAAGCTATAACTACGACTAATACAATAAATCAACCTGTTGTGAGTATATCCGAAGACGATATTAGTACAGGTACTTTTAAAATTAATAGCAGAGAAAATTCTTCTAATAATAGTCAAAGTGCAACAATAGTAGGATACAAAAGTAATAATGGATTAGGTGTCAAATATGTTGTATCTGGGACAATTTTTATAGGTACCCCGTTAACCAACTACAATGTTGCGTTAGATGGCTATGGAAATATTGCATTAATGGTTAGTCCTTTTTTAAATACAACAATAACTCATACAATAAATTATGAAGTGACAGTATAACATGAGAGCAAACGAATTTATATCAGAAGGCAAAAAAGCCAAAATAACCAATCGTCAAGGACGATCTAGTGTTGGATTAGATTTGTTCAGAGACCAGGAATTTGCAGACCGTGTTTATGAATTAAATCGTGTAATGATGGCGGTTGCTATGTCTGACGGCACTAATCCTATTAATATTGATGCAGAATCATGGTCAGGTAGAGAAAATGTTGCCGCACCTTATAGTTCAATCGAACAAAAAATGTTAACTCAAGCATTTAAAGCAGTTGGGTCAACACATCAAGACCTTACTAAAGGTGATTTACGTAGTCAAGAAGTGCCCGATACTTATACTACAAGTCCTGTACAGGGATTCAAGGGTTTTAAGAAATAAATCACACCCGTTTTCTACGAATAAGTATGTATTATTTGTAGGAAATACATGATAGACATAAACAAAACCCTCGATATCGTCAAGTTAAAGTTTTACAACGAATGGATATACTCTCATATCTATGACGAAGGCGAAACTGATTTACATAAAAAAATTACAAGCGAAGTCACTAAAACTTACGTTGATCCTTTAAACTTATCTAAAGATAGTAAGATTTTAAACATAGGTTGCGGCGTAGGCTATTTCTTAGATGAGATGAAGTCTCGTGGATACACTGATGTTACAGGAATAACACTAAGTGAAACAAACGCAGAATATTGTGTCAAAAAAGGACTCAATGCTAAAATTTATGATCCTGCTTTTTTACCTCATGCAGACGGGTTTATAGATGAAGGTACTAATTTTATTTTTGCAAGACATATATTACATCATAGTCCATATCCAATATTTAATTTAATAGAGTACAATAGATTGTTGGAGTTAAAAGGTAAACTTTATATTGAAGTCCCTGTTCCAGATTGTGAACGCAAACACGAATATACCGCAAACCATTATAGTATTTTTGGTGCTCCAATGTTAAACGCATTATTACAGCGTACCGGATTTAAAATTGAGAAATTCAATGACATTGAATTTGATATCAATGCAACTTTAACAGACGGAACAGAAACTGCAATTAAAGAAAAATATTATTGTATCTTAGCTACAAAGATTACTCCATTGGATATCAAATAAATATGTTATGACCTTTGATGTTTGGAAACAAAGTAGCTTAATGAACGGTCTGTCTAAAATGCAGGCCGTTCCTACACAGGCTCCCATTGACAACCTAGATGATTTGAAAAGATTAGCTGGAATCAATACTAGTATGGGCGAAGAAATGAGCGAACAAGGTACTAATTTAGGTCAGATTCAACGTGAACGTAACATTCAACCCGGTACAGATGAGTGGTTCCGTTTGTGGTTTGCTCTTCCGAAACTGACCGGAGAGACACCCTACGATAAATAATAGTATGAGAGCAACAGAATTTATCCGTGGTCTACTAGACCTTATTGACGACCTTGATTTAGGTGCCGCTATTAGCCAATCCCAAGATGATTATGTGGATGAAGTTCCACAAATTGAGGTAGAGATTGATACTCAATATTCTAACAGCCCGGACGAGATGTATACTAATAGCGAAGTAATAAACAGCATCGGTAATGATTTACATAAGCCTAAACATCCTAGCGATTTAAGAAGCAATAGTGTTTCAATGTACCCGAACATGCAATATAAACCTGGTAACTAATTATGGCTAACATTACCATTACAGTTCAAAGTTTATTAAATGCGGCTGAATATGATTCATACACAATCGACAACGGGCAAACAATCAACCAATTAAAAACTGCAATTTACAATGCAACTGGTGTTGAAACTACATGGTTTGACATTGTATTGAATGAACAAATTGCAACCGGAACAAGTACTTTATCTAGTCTAGGAATTATCACTGGTACACGATTACGAACACATAATAAAATTTCTCGTCTTGCTACATTAGAGTTAAGACAAAAAAGTAAGTTAGACTTAGCGGCACTAGATAGAGCTAGTGTAGGTAATGATAGAAGTACATATGATATTTCTGAATTACCAACACAATATGTAGGAAATACTATATATGATAATCCAAATACAGGTGGATTAGTTCAAGGTCGTCCTTGGATTGAAACAACTACTCCATTCACATTCTACGAAGCGTTTGGAACTACTAGCGCATTAACTACAACACAGTATGTTAGTGGTAATAAGATTTACGGTTATGCATCAACACTTGATGTTCTTGGCTATCAAAATAGTAGAGTAGTAGTCAATGATATTGAAGTGTTAAATGTTAACACCCGTGGTCACAACATGGTAATATTAGATTCTTACGGTGATGTAGTTGATACAGGTAACTATGACACCTACGGAAGTGCATTAGCATTAACATTATTAGCAAATGCACTTAATAGTGTGGCAAGTGGCAACATTGTTGTA